GGATGAAGGGGGCAATCTCTTCCCGGGCCTGTCGGGGATGGACCAGGCTACCCTTTGCCGGCTGGCGCCGAGCGTGTGCGCGTGGTGGATCCCGAGACCCCTCCCGGTGGCGCCGATGCTTTAGGGGGTGGGCGTGAAGGCGCTTTGGCTTTTGGCGGCGGTCGTGGCGGGGGCGGTGGTGGGGTTGGGCGTGGCCAGGTTGGCTAGCTCCTCCAGGTCCTCCACTGCCATCCCCCCCGCCAACCAGGACGAGCAGGTGTGCCCTCAGGTGATCGCCACCTGCAATGACGGCACGGTGGTCCCCACGCCGTGCGATTGCCAAGGCCGTGGGGGCGTGAAGCGCTTGGGGGTGATGGTGTGAGCTGGCATGACCTTGTCCCATCGGGGCAGACCTGGGTGATCTGGCTGGTGCAGGCCCTCCTCGCGGCGGGGCTGATCGCCCTCCTGGCCGGGGCCATTACCCGGCTCCTTTCCGCGATCCCCGTGGTGGGGCCCGTGCTCGCGGCGGCGGTGCGCATGCTCTTTTCCAACTACGAGCGGTGGCTTTTCGAGCGCGTGCCCAAGCTGGCCGAGCAGGTGGTTCTGGCCACGGAGGAGAAGTGGCGGAAGGTGGGGAGTCAGTACGACCCTGCGGCCCGGGCCCAGGCCAAGCTGCAGGAGGCCATAGAGGCCCTACAGCAGATGGCCCCGGGCCTGCCCCGGGACATAGCCCAGAAGCAGATTGAGGCCGCCCTGGCCCGCATCCGGGCCATGGGCATGGAGCAGAAGGCGGGAGGTGGACGGTGAACCTGAACTTCGGTGACGGCCTTCGCTTCGGCGCTGGCTTTGTTGTGGGCGGGGCCCTGATCTGGGTGGGCCTCCTTTTGGTCCTGGCCCTGGTGGGGGCCCTGGTGGGGAAGAAGGAGTAGCATGCAGGTGTCCTTCTGGCAGTCCTACAAGCAGGGCGTGGGCATCGCCCTCGGGGTGGCCACGGTCTATCTGGTCCTGGTGGCCCTCCTGGGGGCCTTTGTGGTGCGGCCCGCCCTTGAAAACCTGGGCAAGGGCGGCCAGGCTGGGGGGCAAGGAGGAGGGACATGCTCAACCTCTTGGGCATAAAGCAGGAAGATCTGGCTAACCTGCCTACTCGCCTGCAGGAGGTCTTCGGGCAGATGCAGGCGGATATGGCGTGCTTGCGGGACCAGCTGGCCGCCATCCAGCGCACTCTGGAGTACGAGTTCGGCCGCCCACGGCGGGACGTGCAGGGCCATGACCCGGCCCGGCTTCCCCTCATCGCCCAGATCGCTCCCGAGGTGGGGCGGGTGGCGATGGTGGACGTGGCTGGTCTTCTTGGCAAGCCTGCCACGAGGGGGCACCTGGTCAACATCGGGGACGCCAAAGCCGCCCTGTGGTTCCGCTACGGCTCCGGGCGGGTGGGGCCCTATGTGCTCATGCCCGCCGCCGCCCTAGACCTCACCTTCCTAGTGGAGGCTTTGGAGGTTTCGGACGTTGGTGAAGGGCCCGTGGCCGTGCAGATCCTGATGCAGTAGGAGGAGGTATGGAGGCGAGGCATGTGCTGGCAGCGGCGCTGGTGCTAGGAGGCGGAGCGGCTGCGGTTTGGGCTCTGCGTCAGCAGAGGCGTGGGGATTCTGCCCCTCAGCCCGCTCCTGCTACGGCCCCTCAACCTGCTTCTGCCCCTCAACCCGTCTTTATTCCTCAGCCTCCCGCTGTTATCTCGGTGGACCTCGAGGACTGGCGGAAGAAGCTCATAGAGGATTTGCGGCAGGACCTGCAGGCGGCGATCCCCAAACCCCAGCCTGAGCCCGCCCCCGCTCCTTCCACGGCTCCTCAGCCCGTGACGTCTCCTGTGGCTGAGGACTGGCGCACGCAGCTCCTCGATGAGTTGAGGGTCCTCATTCCCAAGCCCCAGCCTGCGCCTGAGCCTGTCCCTGCTCCTTCCACGGCTCCTCAGCCCTCCCCGCCTGTTGTGTCTCAGCCTGAGCCCACTAGCACGAGCACCTTGGACCACGCCATAGCTCCTACCGCGCCATCGTGCGCTGATGAGCTGCCCCGCATACGTGAGGAGCGGGCCCAGATATGGGAGGAAGCCGCTGCCGTGGCTACCAAGTACTCTCCTAGCGCCTTGTATTATGACGAGGCCACTGATACCGTGCGCCACGTCAACGATGGGCGCATTGTTCTGAACCTCCCCTACTGGGGGCTGACACGCTACATACGCGGCGAAGTGGAAAAAATTTGGGGCTGCGTCAACGGTGCGTGCACGACTCACCATGACCTAATGAGCCGTTATGAGCCCTACCGGCAGCGGTACCTGGACACCTTGAAGCGCGAGCGCCTATGCCGCTGAAGACCCAGGTTTACCGCAGAGGAAACACCTACGCGCCAGAGCTGCGCCTGGCCCCCGGCCCCCGGGCCATGGGCGTGACCGGGGACAACTCCTTCAGGACCCTCCTGGGCTACCTGTGGATGGCGGTCCTGGACCGCTCCCGGGGCCTCCGCCTCTTCCAGGCCCAGGTGCCGGGGGAAGGGCCCTGGGCCCTGGACGACCCTCGAGGCCCAGACTTGGCCGTCTGGATTGAAGTGGAGGTGCCCCCTCTTCCCCACCCCGCCCGGGAGGTGCGCCATCTGGCCGTCTGCTTTGACCAGGCCGCCCGCCACGTGGTGGCCTACGAGTACCAGGGTCAGGTGTACGTGCGCCAGTGGGATCCCGTGGCCGGGGCCTACACCATGCGGGGGCCCTTCCCCGGCGTAGATCCGGTGCTCTTGTGGGACTACGAGGTGGGTTACTTCCTGGGGGACTCGGACGTCCTGCTCTTTCACCTTTCCCCTGACCGGACTCAGGTCATCATGCGGGTGCAGAGAGAACTATACGCTAACCCCCGTGTGGTGCAGGCCCTTCCCGGCCCTGCCTACCTGGACCAGGCCCTCGCCCTCCCCTACCAGGCTGAAGTATTGGGAAGCCTGGACGCGGACCCCGACACCACGAGCCTGGTCCTTCGCACCGATCTCTACCCGGTCTACTTTTCCGAGGTGGCCGCTAGCCCGGTGGTCAATGCCCCGGTGGACTGGGACTACATCCCCATCGTGGTTACCCAGGACGTGGGGGTGGAACTGGCGGCCTCGGGAAATATAAGCCCGCCCACGGCCTGGGACTACATCCCCATCGTGGTCATCAAAGACCTCGGAACTGAAACGGCCGCTTCTGGCGCTGTGAGCCCCCCGGCGGCCTGGGACTACATCCCCGTCGTGGTCATCAGAAACCTTGGTACCGAGGACGCGGCTTCGGCCTCGGTCACCGCCCCCACGGCCTGGGACTACCCGCTGGTGGTGGTGGTCTACAACGGAGGCGTGGACACAGCCGCTTCGGCCTCGGTCGGCGCCCCTGCGGAGTGGAACTACTACGTGTAAGGTGTGGAGGTGAACCATGGATAAGCGCATCATAGTCCCCAGGATAGTGGTGCGGCCCATCCTTCCCCCGCCTCTGGAAATCGGCGCCCGCATACGGCCTCAATGGCTTCATTGGCAGGTGGGGCGGTATCGGGAGAAGCTTTCCTTCGGCCCCGGAGGCGAGGGGAAGGCGAAGGTATGGGTCCCCGAGAAGGAAGGGGAGCAACACAACTTGATTCTTGACTACTTTTACGACACAATCATTCCCAACCATGGCTTTATTGGCGCATCCCAGTACGCCGTCGTGGGCAGGGGCTCCACAGAACCGGACCCTAGCCAGATTCAGTTGGCTAGCGAGGTTGCAAGGTCAAACACGTTGCCAGATGGAGAGTCAAACGAAATAGAAGCTCTTCCAACTCCCGGCGAGTACATCATCCGCCGCATTGTTGAGTTTTCATTTGGGGGAAGTGGGGGGATTAATCTAACTGAGTGGGGCTTTACTCCAGGGGGCTTGAGTACCGGCCTCATGACACGCGAACTGTTTAGGGATGGCTCGGGCAACCCCGTTGTGCTCACGCTAACCACAGACCAAAAGTTGAGGTTGATTTACCGCTACAAGGTTACCGTGTCGCCCACATCGCCGCAAGACGTATCCGTGAACATCGGAGGCAATGGCCCAGGGATTAGGACGGCGAAGTTTTTGCTAACGGGAAGGATAGGCAACGTTTCCACGCCATACATGGGCGTACATATATCGTCCGACTCTTCATACGCCGCGCGGAGAGGGGACCTCATCATAGCGGACGTGTTTGCGCGAGCGGGCACGAGAGGGGGAGTAGGGACGGCTGGGGTCTCAAGTAGCGCAGCGCCGCTCACGTATATACACTCAACCACCAGGGTAGCTACAGCGAACCCAAACAAAAGCCTTTCTTACGAAGCCCCGGTAGGCAGGTCTAGAAGAGCGTCAATACTCTTCCAAACTTCAGAGGCCAACATAACCATCAAGTCCGTGATTCTAAACAGCAACATGGGAACTGCGCTAAACACGGATACCGGACCCGGCGGCAACTTGGTCTTTGACAACGGTCAGGAGTTCACTAAGGACAGCTTGCACAAGCTATTTATCGGATACTGGCAAATCACCTGGGGGCCGTGATGGTGCCTACCGTGCGTGCCAGGAGCCTGGTCCTTCCCCCTGCGACTCCCACTCCTCAACCCGGGGCCACCGTAGCCCCGGGGGCCCGCAAATCCTTTCACCACGTGGCGGGGGAAGTGGTGGGCAGCGGGGTGCGCTACGGTGACCTGAACGCCTTCGCGTGGTACTACGCTGGCGGCTACCTGACCCTCAACCGAGGCAGGAAGCGCATCGGTAGGACCTTCAGGGGGGCCGAAGATGCCAAGCGCAAGGTCCAATAAGGCCCTGGTCTTTTTAGGCCTGCTGGGCGGGGTAGCCCTCCTGGCAGGCGCTGGAAGGGCCGGCACGGCCAGGGCCACCAAGCCCGGGGGCTCCTCCTCCCCAACACCGGACTGCCCCTATCCGCCACCGGGCCCTCCCCCCCTGGACAAGGGCCGGTGGGACCTCATAGACCGCATCTACGCCCGCATCCTGGAGGTCAACCCTGCCCTGGGGCGCCAGACATGCAGGGAATGCGGGGGGCGCAACATTGCCCACGTGGTGGCGGGGGCCCTGGCCCAGGCTGAAGGCATGGGGGTGCCCGTGGACCTGGTGGTGGCCTTGGCCCGGAAGGAGTCCACCTTCAACCCCCACGTGGACCGGGTGGCCTACGCCCTTCAGATCAGCCAGAACGGGGCGAACTGCGCCTCGGGCAGTGAGATAGGGCCGCTTCAGGTCAAGCCCTGCGCCTTCCGCCAGGTGGGTATGGATCCCACCCTCCTCCTCAACATGCCCTTCCCCGCCCGGGTGCAGTACGCCACGGCCGCCGGCATCCGCTACCTGGCGTGGTTGAAGGGCCAGTTCTCCACCTGGTGTGACGTCCTCCACGCCTACAACCGTGGGCCCACGGCTTTTCGGCGGGGGGAACGGAATCCTGCCTACGTGGCGGACATCATCCGCTGGGCGGGGGAGTACTCGGAGCTGAGGGTATGAGCGCCTTTCCGTGGGGTGTGGTGGTGATGTTCCTG